GGGACGAGACCAAGACCAAACTGCACCCACTGATTGATGACTGGCAGGGTGAGCGGAAAAAAATAGAAAAAGAGCAGCAGGAAAAAGAGCAGAACACGCTGGATTTGCTGGCACAGCAGGAGAAAAAACAGGCCGGAGAGCAGCAGCCGAACGCAAATGATGGGGGTGGTGATGCCTGATGCCCTCATACTGGGAAACCCGGGCCGCCGACAGCATAGGCCGCATGGAATCAGCTGCCAATGGCGCAATCCCGGAACTGGTAAAATCTTTTGAAGCCTCCAAACGTGATCTGATCGACCAGATCGAGCACTTTTACGCGCGGTACGCCAAGGATAACAAGATCACATTGGCAGAGGCGCAAAAAGTTTTATCGCTTACCGAACTGCGGAATTTTCGCGGCAACCTCAAAGAGTATGAACGCCTCGCCCGGGCGTCCATAGGCACATTTGATTTGCAGGTGGCAAACCTATCTACCAAAGCCCGAATTACCCGTCTCCAGGCTCTGGAAACACAGTGCGATGCCATCCTTCAAGCGCTGTATCAGGAGCAGCGCCGCCAGATTGAGGGCGTGGCAGAATCGGTTTACACAGAGCAGTATTATCATCGCCTGTTTGATATTGAGCGGTACACGGGCTTTCAGTTTGAGTTCTCCAAGCCCTCTGCCGCGGCTATTAAGCGGGTAATCGCCCAGCCAATCTATGGCGCGGATATCTCACAGCACTTATGGCGGCAGGATATTGACACGGGCTTTAAAATCCGGTCAACGCTCAACCAGATGTTTGTGACCGGTAAGCCTCCACAGTATTTTGCCGAGGAGCTGCAAAAGGCGATTGGGGCGGTGAGGGTAGATGCAGACGGCAAGGTAACCGGCACCGGGAAAAAGTACGAGGCGTATCGCTTGCTGTATAATGAGTCGGCACACGCCAACGGGCAGGCCGACCTTGATGCGTACCAAGAGGACGGACTGGACGAATACGAGTTTATAGCTACACTGGATACCCGCACGACTCCGGAATGCCAAGAGCACGACGGCAAGCATTATACGGTCAGCGAAGCGGTGGAGGGTGTGAACTACCCGCCTCTGCATGTTAATTGCAGGTCTACCACAGCACCGTATATCCCCGACCTCAAAACTACCCGCATGGCGCGTGATCCGGTCACTGGCAAGAGCGTACGCACCACAGCAAAAGATTACGGAGAGTGGAGGGAGCAAAACGGGATATGAAGCAATGTCCTTATAATTTTAGCATCAAGCAGGTGAACCAGAACATATATGAGTACGACGAAAACAGCCTGAATGTTTTCCACTCTCATAAATTGATCGAAAGTCATGTACGGCTACCGTGCATCGGTGAGGAATGCGGTGCTTTTTATGATGGAAGATGCCACTATAATGAGGGGTGCAATGCTATCCGCAACCTTTACATTATCCGAAGATTTTGTGCTGATTATCGAAGCCGAGGAAGAATGAAAGGCGGCGATCCGATTATCTCCCTGCGCAGGGTTAAGCGCACGTCCTGAGTAAGACGGTAAAAGGCTCTGTTTTTATGTTTAAAACCCATAGCAGGAGGTGACGTGATGGGTTATAAATCCGAAAGTCAATATGAACAGGAACTTGACGATATGACTGACCAAGCAAAGGAAATGGCAAGGCAGATTTTAAATATCCTTGTGGAAAAGGATCTCAGAATCTACGATGCCAAATCTGCTTTAAGGGCGTGTGAAATTTATCTTGAGTGCAATTGTAGACTCAGATCAAAATTCACCGATTCGGGTGCCACGTGAGTGTTCGCGACTATACTTCTTGCCAATCTCAAGAAATTCATTGTACAGTTCAGCGTACCGTGCATACAATACGGCGTTGCTTAAGGAGTCAATATGTTCTTCCTGAAGCTTAAGCAGTGCGAGATTGTGTGCCGCGTGCTCCACATCAATCATATTCATCACCTCTTTTCGCCAATATTTTACAGCAACAATTAAGAAAACACAATAAACCGTTGAGTTTCGCCCCGCCTTTTGGCAGGGCGTTTTTCATATCATTTCGCCAACCGCGGGCGTTATCGGCGGAGCAGCGCGAGGTCGCAACCTCGTACAAAAAGCGTAGCTGCAGAGAGGATTTGTATGGAACGGAAATTTTTAAAAGAGCTCGGCCTTGCCGATGATGCAATAG